AGTCCTCCGCTAAACGCGGTTTAGTCAAAACACCAACCAACCAACACCACCATGATCGATGCAACCACCACCTCCGAAACCAGCACCACCGCGGACAGCACCGCTGTTTCCGCGTCCACCGCACCCGCTGCTAACCTCAACACCACAACGGAAGGGACACTCCTTTCAAGTGCGCCTGCCAGCGCCACCGACGCGCCAGCGCCCGAAGTAGCCGAAAAGCCCGAATGGTTGCCGGAGAAGTTCTGGCGCAACGACAAGGCTGACGTCGAAAGCCTCTCCAAGTCTTACCAAGGGCTGGAGCAACTCTTGGGCAAGAAGGCCAACGCCATCGTTCCTCCCAGTGAGAAGTCTACGCCGGAAGAAGTTGCCGCCTACCGCAAGGCCGTCGGAGTTCCCGAATCGCCCGAAGCCTACAACCTCAAGCCGGAGCAACTGCCGGAAGGGGTCACATGGGATGACAACGTGGCCAAGCGTGCCGCGGAACTGGCCCACAAGCACCACATTCCTGCCGCCGCGATGCAGGAGTTTATGAAGTTCGACATGGAGCGGGCCGCGCTGATGAACCAAGCCGCGGCACAAATGATCGAAACCCAACTGGAAACCGGACGCGCCGAACTCCAGAAGGTCTGGGGCGACAAGATGCCGGAGAAGATCGAACTGGCCCGCCGCGCCGCGGTGACCGCCGGAGTCGATCCGACCAGCCAAGGCTTTGTCGATCCGCAAGTGGTCAAGGCCATCGTCAACCTCGCGGAGAAACTCTCCGACGACAAGCTGGTCGCAGGGGATCAGACCGGAGCCAGCAGCACCCGCGCCCGCGCACGGGACATTATGACCAACCAAGCCAACCCGCTCTACGCCCGCTACCAAGAGGGTGACGCGGAGGTGGTTGACCAAGTGCGCCGGATGCTGACGAGCGCCTAATCGGCTCACTAATCGACTCACCATGTCTAAAAAACCATCACGCCCGCAGTTGCTGGTCGTCGTCAGCGATCTGCATTGCGGGTCGAGCGTAGGGTTGATGCCGCCGGATAGCGAAAGCATCAACGGCAACACCATCGGCTTCGGCAAGAACATCCACCAAGCGTGGCTCTGGGAAAAGTGGCAGGAGGCACAGGCGCAAGTTTCGGAGATTGTGGGCAGCGATCCGTTTGTTTTGTTGTGCAATGGCGATGCGACCGAGGGCATCCACCACAAGTCGCCGGAAGTCGTCGCCAGTTTGATCGAACTGCACTGCAAGATGGCCGCAGAGGCGCTTCGACTCATGTCGCAAGCTGCCGCCCAGACGCTGGTGGTCAAAGGCACCGAGTGCCACACCCATGAGATTGAATCGTATCTGGCCCGCTTGATCGGGGCCAAAGACGGTGTGGCCCGCGAGAAGTGGCTGTTCCGTATTCATGGCACGCTGGTTGATGCCACGCACCACATTGGCGTGACCAGCCGCGCCTACTTGGAGGCCACTGCCATGTCGATTGCGATGGGCAACGCCCGCCTTAACTCGCTTCGCGCCGGTCACGAACCGGCCAAGGTCTTCCTTCGCGCCCATCGCCATTGCGGCGGATGGTTTAGCGACGGGGCGTCCATGCTGGGCATTACCGGCGGATGGCAGTTTCTGACAAGGCACGCCCACAAGGTGGTGCCGGATGCGATCCCGCGACCCAGCATGATGGTGCTGGACTGGCGCAACCAGCCGGAGGGCGGCTTGCCCAATGTCCACAATCTGCATTTCAACCCGCCCGCACCGGAGGTTGCAGATCTGTGAAAAGGCCGCTGACCGCCGAGCAAATTGCCGCCGCCGCGTGGGCCGCGGCCTTGGCCACGCCCAAGCAAGTGGACGAGGTGCCGGAGGGCTGGCTCACCCCCAAGGAAATAGCGGCCAAGCTGGGCAAGGCCACCCCCACGGTGGGTGCCATGCTCTGCCGCGCCGTGGCCGAGGGCCGGTGCGAGCGCAAGACGTTCCGAACAACTTCCGGCAGCGTCACCCGACCCATCCCTCATTACCGACTCAAATGATCCGCCGCGCCCCCACAAAGCGTGTCGCGATTGACGGCAAACCGTGGCGGATCAAGATTCAGCGCCCACCGGCCCGCGTGACCCACGACGGTCTGTGCGTCAAAGACGACCGGACAATCTACATCCACCCCGACGCGATTAGCCACCGCGGCATCGAACTGGCCTGCCACGAACTGATCCACGCCCGCCTCTTCGACTTGGATGAGGAGTGCGTGGACGAGATCGGGCGTCTGGTTAGCGAAGTCTGTGGCTGGCTGGCGCGGCACAACGACGGGGTCATTTCGTGACCTTTGTCCCGCTGCTTATCTGCACGCTCTGCTACGGCTGGACGGCGGTGGGGTTTTACATGCAGGACGACCGCCCCATGTGCGCGGTCTTCGTCGGCTACATGTTCAGCAACTTCGCGTTCGTCTACATCGCGTTGAACGGACGATAATTTGGCGGTGCGGCGTGGAGATGGACACGCGGCCAGACAATGGAGCGTTACAAAATAACACCACAATATGTAACACAGCGGGTGTCGAGTCCCGCCACCGCCCCCTACTCAAGATTCCCGACAGCATACCCCATCGGGGCGCAGATTTTCCTCCGTCTCTGTATCCACTTTTCCGCTATACCCGTTCGGGAACTGCGACAACCTGTCTAAAAATGACAGGTTTTTGTACACGTTGCGGACAACATGTTTAAGGCATCGACACGTTGCTTAAATAAGCGCCGGTCTTGTTAAAGAAAGCGCCGCGAACTTTTTTTGACTAAACCCTTGCGCCAATTCCGTCGCAGCGCAATTCTCGCGAACAGTTAGGCAGACAACTCCTTGTGGAGCCTGTCCAACGCGCATGCCCAAGGCCGACGACCCGCGCTCGCGGATAATCGGTAGCGCCGAGGACACCACAACCAATCAACCCGACGAGATCGGCACGACGCCGGTTTAGTCAAAACCAAAGGAGAAAAACTATGTCTGCTATCAGTCAAATTCCGCAGTATTTCACGACGGAATTCACCAGCAACTGGGAACACCTGCTTCAACAGAAGGTTTCCAAGCTGCGTGAGTTCGTGAGCGTGGAGTCCGTTCGCGGCAAAGAAAAATCGTTCAACCAACTCGCAGCCGTCGAGATGACCAAAATCACCTCACGCGCTTCCGACACCACCATCACCGACGTCGCGCTGGCCAAACGCTGGCTCCGTCCTTACCCGTACGAGCACGCCACACTCTTCGACGAGTGGGACGCCGAGTACTTGGGAGAGGTCAGCCTGCCCCAGTCCGAAACCGTCAGCAATCACGCTATGGCTTACATGCGGACTGCCGACAAAGTCGTCATCGATGCCGCGCTGGGCACCGCCTACACGGGCGAAACCGGCGTGACCCCGACCTCGCTGCCTTCGGGCCAAGAGATCGCCGTCGATTACGTCGAAACCGGCAGCGCCGCTAACTCCGGCCTCACCGTCGCGAAACTTCGCCAAGCGGCCTACCTCCTCACCGAGGCGGAAGTGGACGACAGCGATCCGCGCATCATCGTGGTTGGTGCCAAGCAAATCCAAGATTTGTTGAAGACCACCGAAATCACCAGTGCTGACTTCAACACGGTCAAGGCTCTGGTCAACGGAGAGATCGACACGTTCATGGGCTTTAAGTTCCGCCGCGTGTCTTCCTCGCTGCTTCCCTACGTCTCCGGCACCGGAGTCCGCACTTGCTTCGCCTACGTCCGCTCCGGACTCAAGCTGGCCGATGCCGGTCGCAAGGTTCATGTGGACATCCGCGCCGACAAGTCGCACGCCCTGCAAATCCGCACGGTGGCGAGCCTTGGCGCAACCCGCATGGAAGAGAAGAAAGTCGTGTCGATCTTGGCCGACGAGGTTCTCTAACAACAACAACTAACATAAGGAGAACCTAATCATGGCTACACTCTACACCGCACTGGCCACCGCCCAGAACGACACCACCAACGTCAAGAACCGCGCCGAAGGCAAGGACTTGACCGGCAATGTCGTCTACGCGAAAGGCTCGTTCACAACCACCGCGACCACCGCCGCCGCAGACATCCTGCGCTTGGCCCTTCTTCCGAAGGGTGCAGTTGTCGTTCCTTCCCTCTGTCGTATCGACACCGAGGATCTGGGAACAGACATCAGCGTCAAGGTGGGCGACCTCGACACCACCGCCGATGACGACCGCTACAGCACCGCTGTCAGCCTCGCCACCGCGGGTGCCAAGGACTTCGTTTCCGGCGTGGCCGGAGCGAACCCGCACGCGCTGGCTTCCGAAGCGTGGGTCACCGCGACCATTGTTGACGCTGGCACGATCAGCATCACCAGTGGGCAGGACGTCACGTTCTGGATCGCGTATCGCATGCCGTAAGGCAACTCACACGCCGCTGGCAGACCGGCTTAAATAGTCTGCCCCCTTTTTCACTTTCATGGCCGACGAAACATCCATCTGCAACTTGGCTTTGGCCAAGCTGGGCATCAGCCCGATCATGGCGCTGACCGACGATTCAAAGCAGGCCCAGTTTTGCAACCGTTTCTTCGCCCAGACCCGCGACGAAGTCCTGCAAGGGCATCGCTGGAACTTCGCCATGCGCCGCGCCGCGCTTAACAAGTTGGCCACCGCTCCGCAGAGCGAATGGGAGACCGCCTACCAGTTGCCGGTCGATTGCCTGCGCGTCGTTCAACTCAATGGCTACGAACCCAACGAAAGGCTGGGGGAGTTTAGCGTCGAAGGCGACCAGCTTCTGACCAACGCGGAGGAGGCCAACATCCGGTATGTCGCCCGCGTGGAGGACGGATCGTTTTACCACCCTCTGTTTGTCCATGCGCTGGCCACCATGCTGGCCTCTCGTCTGGCAGGCCCGCTGACCGGAAGCCGCAACATGCCGCAAGAACTGCTGCAAGAATACGAAGCCATCACCGGCCCCAAGGCCCGCATGGCCGACGCCTTTGAGGAGCGTCTCCGGCGCAAGATGCCGTGGACGAACAGCGACCTTGTCGCCGCCCGCTACACCAAGTTTCCGTCCAGTCAATAGGTCATGGCCAACCTATTAGTCACCGCGTTCAACGGAGGCGAACTGTCGCCCTACATGGACGCCCGCACCGACGTCGCCAAATACCGCAGCGGGTGCCGACGTCTGGAGAACATGGTCGTTTTACCCTACGGAGGGGCCTACCGCCGCAGCGGCACCGAGTATCTGGGCGAAGCCAAGTTTTCCAACAAACGCTGCCGCTTGATCCCCTTCAACTTTTCCACGACGACCCGCTTTGTCTTGGAGTTTGGCGACCTTTATTTGCGCGTCTGGGGCAACAACAGCTTGGTCTTGCATCCGGCGGGCAGCGCATGGGTCACCTCGACGGCCTATGCCGTGGGCGACATCGTGACCAACGGCGGCATCACTTACTACTGCGTGACCGCCCACACCAGCGGCACTTTTGCCACCGACTTGGCCGCGGGCCTTTGGTATGCCCAACCGGCCAACGGCGCACTGGAAATCCCCACGCCCTACACCGAGGCGCAACTGCGCGAACTGCAATACGCCCAACTCAACGACATCATGTATCTGGCCCACGGGAGCCACGCCCCGCGCAAGTTGTCCCGCTTGGCCGACAACGACTGGACGCTGACGACCGTCGCCTTCGACTTTCCTCCGGTCTTGGACATGAACACCAGCGCGGTGACCATTGCCTCCAGCGCCGCCTCCGGTGCGGCCACGCTGACGGCCAGCGCCTCGACTTTCGCCGCCGGTCATGTCGGAAGCCAGTGGGCCATCCAGTGGCCGCGCTCCAGCGGCTCACTCACCGAAACCATTGACGCCAACAAGACCTCGACCGGAACCCTTGACATCCAAGGCGACTGGACGATCACCACGGTAGGCACATGGATCGGCACTGTCCGCATTCTCCGCATCCCGCAGAAGGAAATGGACGAGGATGGCGGCAGCGGATTCACCGCCTACGAAGTGGTGCGGGAGTTCAACTCCTTGGGAACGGCCCGCAACTTCACCGCGACCGGCACCGAAACCGAGCGCGTCGGACTGAAGCTGCAAATCCTTAACTACGCCAGCAACACCAACGCCCGCGTCTTTTTGGAATCCACCGACTTCAACTCTGGCGGCACCTTCACCCTCAACAGCGTGGCCAGCGGCACCAGCGCCGGAGCCACCGTCAACAAGTGGCTGGGATCGGTCATCACCGCAACCACCCAGTGGAGCGAGGCCGCGTTTAGCGCCCTGCGCGGTTACCCACGCACCGTCACCTTCCACGAACAGCGCCTGTGCTTTGGCGGCACCAGCCACCAGCCCAACACCGTCTGGTGCAGCAAGGTGGACGACTTTGAAAATTTCCAGTTGGGAACCAAGGAAGACGACGGACTTTCTTTCACTATCGCCAGCAACGAGGGCAACCGCATCAACTGGCTCTTCTCGCA